CAGGTTCAGACCGAATCTTCCCAGATTAAAGAGCGGATGAGTAACTTAGACAATAACTATGTGTCTGAGTTTAGTACCCGTGTGGGCGCTCAAATGGATCAAGCAGAAGCGGAGCTTTCCCGGGCTATGGAGCTAGGTGACACTAAATCGGCGGTAGAAGCACAGCGAAAAATAACAACGCTGGCTATTCAAGCAGATAGAGCCGAGCAAGCTAAGGCACAACAAGCTCAATATGCGGAACAAGCTAAGGTTCAACAGGCTACGCAAGCCGTTACACAAGCCCCTCCGGCTAAAAGGCCGGATCCTAAAGCAGAGGATTGGGCCCTTAAAAATAAATGGTTTGGGGATGATCAAGCTATGACGTATGCTGTTTTTGGCATACATAAGAAATTGATAGAAGATGAAAAGTTTGACCCGCAAAGTGATGAGTACTATACTGAACTTGATCGACGGATGATGGAGGAATTCCCTCATAAGTTGAAAGGCTCGAACAAACGTCCCGCTCAGACGGTTGCTTCTGCCTCAAGAACCGCAACAACTGGGCGCAGTGGGAGAAAGGTTCGTCTCACCCCGAGCCAAGTCGCAATAGCGAAAAAATTGGGTGTGCCACTTGAAGAATACGCGAAATACGTGAAGGAGTAATAGAGATGACAGAACAAACTAAGATCGACAGAGCCCCTCGCGCTAATAAAACTAGGGAGAAACAAGCCGTGCGTAAACCTTGGGCTCCCCCCTCTGTATTAGATGCACCGCCTGCACCGGACGGTTATACGCATCGTTGGATTCGAGCGGAAACGCGAGGATTTGATGATCAAAAAAACGTCAGTTCGAAATTAAGGGAAGGTTGGGAATTGGTCCGTAAAGACGAATATCCTGATTTTGAAGGTCCCGTAGTTGAATCAGGTAAATATTCAGGTGTTTTTGGGCAGGGTGGTTTAATTCTTGCACGAATGCCATTGGAAACCGTAGCAGAAAGAACTGAACACTTCAGAAGACGAAGTCAAGATCAGATTGATGCGGTAGACCATGACATGATGCGCGAGAACTCACATTCGACTATGACGATCAATAAACCTGATCGTCAATCTCGTGTAACTTTTGGTGGTCCGAAAAAATAAGTAGGGCTGCTCTTTTAGGAGAAAAATATCATGGCAAATGCAACAACAGCCTATGGTCTTCGTCCTATTGGGCTAGTTGGAAGTGGTGCAAACTCAACAGGTGTAACTGAGTATGAGATTGCTTCTAACAACACTAATGCTATTTTTCAGTACTCCATCTGCGTTCCTCTAGCAGCGGGTGTTATTGATCAAGCTGGTGCCACAAATGGTGGAACCACGCAAGCATTGGGTGTCCTAATGGGCGTTCAGTACCATGATTCTGTACAGAAAAAACCTGTATGGATTAACTACTGGCCTGGTTCAAACTCTGTCAGCGTAGACACTAACTATCCAGTTAAAGCCTTCGTAGCAGATAACCCAAACCAGCTATTTAAAGTGGCTTCAGATGCTTCATTGACAGATCGTGCAACTGCACTAGCTGCCGTGTTTGCAAATGCGTCACTGGGTACCTCTGCACGAACTGGAAGCACCGATACCGGTAATTCCAATAGTGCTTTAGGCGTTTCTACTATTGCAGGTACTGCGACACTGCCACTTAGGGTTGTCGGTATTATGGATGATGAGGCTAACAGCGATTATACCGCTGCTGGTATTCCTTTTATAGTTAGATTAAACGCACATTTTAACGCCGGAACCCGTAGGTTTGATTCACAAACCACTGCGGATTCTACCGGCATTTAAGGAGGGTTAGATAATGGCTATTTCTCGCGCACAACTGGCGAAAGAGCTAGAACCCGGCCTTAATGCCTTGTTCGGGCTCGAATACAACCGTTACGAAAATGAGCATGCTGAAATCTTTGAAGAAGAGTCTTCTGACAGAGCTTTCGAAGAAGAAGTAATGCTTGCCGGTTTCTCTACAGCACCTGTTAAAAACGAAGGCAATGCCATTAGTTTTGACGATGCACAGGAAACATTCACGGCTCGTTACACACACGACACAATCGCGCTTGCTTTCTCGATTACAGAAGAGGCTGTCGAAGACAACCTTTATGATCGACTTGCTTCGCGTTACACAAAGGCTCTTGCACGTTCAATGGCCCAGACAAAGCAAATCAAGGCGGCTTCTATCTTGAACAATGCGTTCAATACAGCCAACCCTGTAGGTGATGGTGCAGCACTTTGCTCCGCCGCTCACCCAAGCCTTTCTGGGAACCAGCGTAACTTGTTGTCAGTAGCAGCAGACCTCAACGAAACTTCGCTTGAGCAGATGCTTATTGACATTGCAGGGCTTACCGATGAACGTGGTCTAAAGATTGCGGTTCGTGGTACAAAGTTAATTATCCCTAAAGAACTGCAATTCATTGCAGAACGGGTTATTAACTCCAACCTACGTCCCGGATCAGCGGACAACGATCTTAATGCAACAAAGAGCATGGGAATGCTTCCTGAAGGAGCGGTAGTAAACCACTTCCTAACGGACACCGATGCTTTCTTCATTAAGACGGATGCACCTAACGGCTTCAAATACTTCAACCGTTCGCCTATTAAAACGGCAATGGAAGGGGACTTTGATACCGGTAACATGCGATTCAAAGCACGAGAGCGTTACAGCTTTGGTGTTTCTGATTGGCGTTGTGTATTCGGTACACCGGGTGCATAACCTCTTGTAAAATAAGAATAAATCTTGTTTTGTAAGATATGGAAGGGATAGGTAAAACTATCCCTTTCTTTTTTGTTTAATTTTTTGTATGCTATACCTAACCTGACAGTTGCAATGGTGCGACTGACACTTGCCAAGACAGGAGAAAAAAATGGCTAATACAACGTTTAGTGGACCGGTTCGGTCCGAAAATGGTTTTTCTACCATTGTTAAAAGCAGCACTACCGGTGCTGTAACTAACTCAATGACTTTTTCAGAATACACCGCAACAATTACGGTGGCTAATGGTGCGACCACGGGTAAAGAAGCAGCTATTGGGATACCGTCTAATTTCATTCCTATGGGTGTGGTAATTGCCGTTACTACAGCTTCGGGAAATGCCGTAAATCTTGTTGACATAGGTACCGACGCAGACACGGATGGTTTTGTTGATGGCATTACAGTTGCCTTAAATAGTACCGGATTTAAAGGATTTTTTCCTTGTAACGGTGTTTTAGGTATGTCCGGAGGTTCTACTACAGTCGCTACCGCTACTGCCGATGAAGTTGAGCTAGTGGTCTCTGGTGATCCCGGTAGTGATACGGTTATTGTTTGCAAATTCATAGGAATTGCCGGGTCTTCTGACGATTCATAATAGGAGCCTTAAATGTCTGATTCTGATGTAAATTCAAAACGTGTTACGTCTACAGGTTCTCTTGCTGTAGGTCCTGCGCGTATTCGACAGATTCAGTTAAAAACCGCCGCAGGTACTCCCCGCCTTACCCTTACTGACGGGTCTGGCGGAGCTACGGTTCTTGATTTGGATTTTAATGCGTCAACCACACATTCGGTTAATATTCCATCTAACGGGATTAGAGTTAACGATATATTTATATCGGTGGCTACTAACTTGACGGCTATAACTGTTTTTTATAATTAAGATATGGCGACAACCAAAGACGTAACTCGAACTCCAAGCGGAAAAATTAAATACCGGGGGGAAACTTTTCCCGGATTTAATAAGCCTAAAAGGACTCCGGGCGCAAACAAAAAGTCGGCGGTTCTTGCTAAAAAAGGAAGTGAAATAAAATTAGTAAGGTTTGGTGATCCAAATATGTCTATTAAAAAAGATCAACCCGCTCGTCGTAAAAGTTTTAGAGCTAGACATAAATGTGACACGTCGAAAGATAAATTTAGCGCCAGATATTGGTCGTGCAAAGCTTGGTAAAAATATGGCTCATTTAACTCCAGAAGAAGTTTTAAGCAAACTGGCTCACCACGAGATGAAGTGTGATCTTCGGTACAAAAACATTGAAGAAAGACTAGATTCTCAAAAGGAAGATTTAAAAGGTCTTAGCAACAAATTGTGGTTTTTAGTCGTTTTAATTATTGTAACTCCAATGGTACACCGTTTGTGGGGTTAGTATGGGTTCTAGAGTAAAAACAGGTCCTAAGCCTTCTCCTTGCGAAGTCACGTACTATAGAAAAGGTGGTGCGGTATCTAGCAAGTCAAAAGGAAGTAAAATTTGTCCCGAAGGTAAAGCTTGGGCAAAAAGAACTTTTGATACTTATCCTAGCGCTTACGCTAATTTAGCTGCTTCAAAGTACTGTAAAGACCCTAATTACGCTAAGAAGTCTAAAGGCGGAAAGAGAAAAGGCAAGTAATGGGTAAGTTGCAAGATTGGGTAGATGAGGAATGGGTCCGCATAGATAGCTCAGGTAACATTGCGGGAGCTTGTGGTACGTCAAAAAACAAGAAAAACCCGGATCGCTGTTTGCCTAAAGCTAAAGCAAAAAGTTTAAGTAAAGAACAAAGAGCTTCTACCGCAAGAAAAAAGAAAAAAGAAGGTGCTAAAGGAAAACAAGTTGTAGCTAATACTTCTTCCGCTAAAGTAACAAAGATGGAAAACGGAGGAGCGGTTATTGCTAGAGGTTGTGGAGCGGTTTTAAATGAACGAAGAAAATTAACCAGCGGCGCGGTTAGTTAGTTATGCGCTTGGAGTTTATAGGAGATCCTTTAGAAAAAGCAGTAGCGAAAGAAATAATTGCTTGGTCTAAAGATGTTTTAGAAAAACCTAGCAAATTTTTTAACGGTCTACCCCCTTGTCCTTATGCAAAACAAGCGTGGATGAAAGACAAAGTTGCTTTAGTTTTTAAAAAAGAAAAAACGTACCAAGACCTGTATTCGGTTATTTCTTGTTTTGACGATAAATTTGATTTAGCTATATTGGTAGATTTAAATAGCGATAAAACTTCAGAAGAGTTTCATGATTATTTAAATGAACTAAATGGGGCTATTGCTAAAGGTTTTTTTATTGATAAAGACATATGGGTAGTAGGGTTTCATCCAGATGATGAAGCGGCAGAGTTTGCAGAAGAGGTAGATTTTGAAGCTTTAGTGGAGGTGGAGTACTCTTTAATTTTTATTCAGAGGCTGTCTAAGTTGCAAGAGTCTGCATACAAAATTAAGAAAAAAGGGTATTATGCTAAATATAATGAGGAGTACAATTCTTCTTATATTTTTAAACGTAGAGAAGAACTTTACAGGAGATTAAAAAATGGCGATGGCACCTAAAAAGATGCGCGGCGGCGGTATGGTTAAAAAGATGCGCGGCGGCGGTATGGTTAAAAAAATGAAAAAAGGGGGCGAGGCTACCAACAGCATGAGCGTTGCGGAGCTTCGTGAAAAAGCTAAAGCAAAAGGGTATAAATTAGTTAAGGCCACCTAATTATGGCTACTTCCGGAAGCAAAGATTTTGAGTTAGATGTAGCCGATTACATCGAAGAGGCGTTTGAGCGTTGTGGCTTAGAGGTCAGGACGGGTTACGACTTAAAGACCGCTAAACGGTCGCTTAATCTTATGCTTGCTGATTGGGCTAACCGTGGGCTAAACCAGTGGACTATTAAACAGCGATCATTGACGCTTGTTACTAATGACGGAGAATACGATTTATCCGCAGACGTAATAGACGTGTTATCGGTTGTTATTAGGGTGTCAGGAACAGACTATTCTTTAGAGCGATTAAGCCGAGACGAATATTTGACAATACCTACCAAGACTACATCGGGTCGCCCTAATCAGTTTTTCTTAGACAGGCAGCTTACCCCTAACCTAAAAGTGTGGCCCGTTCCGGACAGTTCGACCTCGTATACCGTTTATTATGATGCTTTGACACGGATGGATGATGCGGACACTTTTACTAACACGATGGATTTGCCCTTTAGGTTTTACCCTTGTTTAGCGGCAGGTCTAGCGTATTACCTGTCTTTAAAGAAAAACCCTAAGATGACTCCGATGCTAAAAACAATATATGAAGAAGAGTTTCAAAGGGCCGCTGAGGAGGATCGAGATAGAGCTTCCTTTAATGTTGTTCCTAAAATGAGTTACTACCGGTCCGGATAATGGCTAAATTTGCTTCAGGTAAAGATTCTTACGCCATTTGCGATAGGTCGGGGTTACGTTATCCCTATAAAGTAATGCGCACAGAGTGGAATGGTTTGCGGGTAGGGCCGGATCAATATGAGCCAAAACACCCTCAGTTAGGTCCTTTTAGAAAGGTGGTTGATCCTCAAGCTTTGCAAAACGCTAGACCTGACCGAACGGAACCTATGGATGTTTATGTTGGCCTTCCAACTGTCGAAAATGAAAATTTAAGACCAGCTACCGGTTTTGGTCAAGTTGGTTTAGTTACGGTGACAACATCATGAGTTTTACTTACTCTCAGTTAAAACAAGCAATACAGGATTACACAGAAAACGATGAGACTTCGTTTGTAAATAATCTTTCTATTTTTATTCAACAAGCGGAAGAACGAATATTAAAGAACGTTCAGTTAAGCTTGTTTCGAAAAAATGTTTCTGGAGGATTTACGGCTTCCAACAAATACTTGACTGCGCCTAGTGATTTTTTAGCCCCGTTTTCATTATCTTTTGTAAATGCAAGTAATGATCATGTATTTTTAGAATTTAAAGATGCCGACTTTATTCAAAGTTTTAATCCTAACGGTGCTACGGAGGGCAATCCAAGATATTACGCTGTTTTTGATTTAGACCATTTTATAATTGGACCGACACCTAATGCAGCCAGCGCAGTTGAATTACATTATTTTTATCGTCCAGCTAGTTTGACAGCGGGTGCCGATAGCGGAACTACGTGGCTAAGTGAAAATGCTCAAATAGCCATGCTTTATGGAAGCTTGTTAGAAGCGTATACTTACATGAAAGGCGAGCAAGATTTAGTAGCTTTGTATGAAAAACGTTTTGGTGAAGCTTTAGTTGGAATGAAAATGTTGGGTGAAGCTAAAGAAGTTACCGATGAATATAGGGTGGGTAAAGTTATTAGGGCTAAACAATGAGTATTCCTGCGTTAGATTTAAATGTTACACCTACTTTTACTGTCGATGTAAAAACTACAAGCAATCGTGGTTTTACTCCGGAAGAAGTAGCGGAACGCTGTGCAGAAAAAATTATATCTATTTCTGATACGGCAAATCCTGTAATACGGGACCAAGCAAGAGCTTTTAAGAAACATTTAATTAAAGTCCTATCTTTTTACATGAGAGAAGCTATTAAAAGTGATAGAACCACTATTTATAACGCTTTGTCTGATGCAGGACATCAAGATTTAGCTGAATTAACAAGGAGAATTTAACATGGCTTTTTCAGGTAACTTCATGTGTACTTCCTTTAAAAAGGAATTGATGTTTGGAGCACATGACTTCGCAAACGGAGCAGACACGTTTAAGATGGCGCTTTACACGTCTTCTGCTAGTTTAAATGCGTCTACAACAGCATATACTACAAGTAATGAAACGAGTGGAACGGGGTACACGGCAGCGGGTCAAAATTTGACTAATGTTGATCCCACGATCAGTGGTACAACGGCTTTTACCGATTTCACAGATGAAACGTGGAGTTCTTCTAGTATTACAGCGAGAGGTGCTTTAATTTATAATAGCACTCCAAACACAACTTCAATTTCTTTAACCAATCCAGCGGTTATTGTTCTTGATTTTGGTTCGGATAAAACTTCTACTACAGGAGATTTTACTGTAGTTTTTCCAACAGCCGATGCAAGTAATGCCATAATAAGGATTGCGTAATGGCTAACGCTGTTGTCTCTTTCATTGGCTGGAACAGTTCAGCTTCTGCTTGGGGCGACGCAGGTTGGGGCGAAGATGCGGCATTAACGGGTTTAACAGCATCGGTTGGCTCGGTAACCGTTTCAGCTAACGCAGGCGCGAATGTTACCGGGCTACAAGCACAGAGTGCTTTAGGTTCTGTAACGGTAATAGGTCAAGCAAATATACCAATTACGGGGTTAGCGGCTACTTCGACAGTTGGCGCAGTAACAGTAACAGCCGCATCAGATGTCACTACAACAGGAGTTTCCGCCACATCCGTTGTAGGTTCAGTCACTGCTCAAGGTGGTACGGAAATATCCGTTACTGGTTTAGTTGCAACTGCTGCTGTGGGGAACGTCTTGGTTTGGGGAAATATTGTACCAAACCAAAATCCAAGTTATAGTACGGTACAACCGTCTCAATCCCCTAATTGGGAAAAAATAGCCGCATAAGGTGTAAAAAATGCCCAGTACATATACTACTAATAACGGTATTGAACTTATAGCCACCGGGGAACAATCGGGAACCTGGGGTGATACTACAAATACCAATTTAAGTCTTTTAGACACGTCTTTAGATGGACAAATATCCATTACGCTAGGTGCCACCGGATCTTCCGGATCGCCTAATCTTTTACCTATTAATAACGGAGCTACCTCTAATGGTAGAAACCGTCTAATTATTTTTGCGGATGGAGGAGATTTAGGCGGCACCGCTTTTGTTCAACTTACTCCTAACGATTCTGAAAAAATTATTTACATAAGAAATAATTTATCTGGAAGCAGAAGCATTTTAGTTTTTCAAGGAACGTATAATGCGTCAAACGATTACGAGGTCCCTGCCGGAACCACTGCGGTGGTTTATTTCAATGGCGGCGGCACTGGTGCTGTTGCCGGTAATGTGTTTAACAATGCTTATTTTGATAGCCTTCGTCTCGGTTCTGTCTCAGTTACAGCGGTTCTTGATGAAGATAACATGTCTTCCAATAGCGCTACTGCATTGGCTACGCAACAATCGATCAAAGCGTATGTAGATACCCAAGTTACGGGAGAAGACTTAGATTTTGCAGGAGGTAGCGGAACAGGCGCAGTAGATTTAGATAGCCAGACCTTTACTGTTGCTGGAACCGCTAATGAAATAGAAACTTCTGCGAGTGGGCAAACTTTAACGGTAGGTTTACCTAATGCAGTAACTATTGCGACCTTAACGCTAACAAATGATTTAGCTGTATCCAGTGGCGGAACAGGATCATCTAATGCTTCTGACGCTAGGACAGCATTAGGGTTAGCCATTGGTTCTGACGTAGAGGCATTTGACGCGGATATCCTGAAAGCTGACACCGCTGATACGCTAACAGCGCCATTCCGAGGGACGATAACAACAGACAATGATTTATCCTTTGATCAAAACGTCACCAACAACTTCCAATGCACACCTAGTGGTGCAGGTGCATTAACCTTTACCAATCACACCTCTGGTCAGAGTGGTTTTATTCTTTTAATTAACTCTGGTGGTCATGCTATTTCTGCCGCTGGCACAACTAAGATTAACGCTGCTGACTTAACTGCAATATCAGTCGCAGGCACTTATACGCTGAGTTACTTTGATAACGGAACAAATGCTTATGTATCTGTAAGCAGGAGCTTTGGATGAGTTTACTTCAAGCAGGGTTTGGGTCTTCTGGTGATGATACCTATGAGATCACAGATAGTCTAAGACTGCGTAGTTCTGCATCTGCTTATCTGAGTAGAACACCAGCAAGTGACGGAAACAGACAGATATTTACATTTTCAGCTTGGGTAAAGCGTGGAACATTAGGTGCAGAAAATGTTATTTTTCATGCTGGAACAGCAAGTACCAACAGAGGACATTTAAGATTTAATTCTGATGACACTTGTGAATGGGCTTATTACAACGGTTCTTGGATTCTTTGGTTAAAAACAAATGCAGTATTTCGTGATCCTTCTGCTTGGTATCACATTGTAGGACGATGTAATACTACAAATGGAACATCTAATTTATATATTAACGGAGTTGACCAAACTTCTTTAAGTCAAAACTCAAAACCATCAGGCAGTCAAAGCACTTCTTTCGGTCAAACCGTTGAACATCAACTTGGTCAAAGAGGTTTTGGAGATTCAGGTTATCTTGACGGCTACATGACTGAGGCAAACTTTATTGACGGTCAAGCATTAGATGCTGATGACTTTGGTGAGTACGATGACAACGGTACTTGG